TATCAACCTGTTGCAGACGCGAACAACTGGATAAAACTTGAAACAAACCGTTTTTCTGGGTCCCCTTATTCGGGGGTTTATTACGAGGACGCTTCAAATGTCGGCGGATCATTACGCAAAACATACGGCGGAGCGATTGAATTGCTCAATTCAGACAACGGACAATCTATTAAGCTAGGAACGAATACAGCAGGTGGTCTTGCTGTCATCAACCTTACTGTTGAAGACAGAAAAGTTATAATCGGGGATTTTACCGATCACGCGTATGCCACCTATTTCAGGGCAAACACTAACTTTGAGCATAAATTGATTTTTACGAACGGATCAATAGAAACTTACATTAAGTATGACTTCGGATCTTATGATTTGGAAATAAGCAACCTTGGAGTCGATGGAGATATTAAGTTTGTAACCGTGCCTGGACTTGGAATTGCAGAGTTTGACACGCCTATCGGCATTATCAACGGAAAAGAATTGAGATTTTACGGTATTTCTGGTACGACAAATTATGTGGGTTTTGAATCGCCGACACTTTCCGCGTCTCAAATATGGATATTACCTGCCACTGATTCAACAGGAACGCAAGCATTGGTTAGTGACGGGGCTGGGAACTTGGGGTGGGCGAGTTTTGTCGCTTCCGCGGATTTGGATAACTATCTTTTGCTTGCTGGTAGGGCAGGTGGACAGACTGCCTATGGTGGTACAGGTTCAGGAGATGACCTTACTTTTTCTTCCACTTCTCACGAAACCAAAGGAAAAGTCAATATCTCCAACTGGGCTACTTTTGATGATGTAAACAAACGATTAGGTGTAGGAACGAAAACGCCTGACTCTTCAATCCATAATTACACAGGTGCTGGGCAAAGAACCACTCGCACGCAAGCGGGGAATTATTATGTAGACATAAGAACAACGGATAATACCTATGGTTCTGTTTTTGCGGGTGGTGGCAGTGGCGGTCTTATGCTTGGCGGAACAGATCCTGATGTTGGGTGGTTTATTCAAAAAACAACTGACTATTTGGGGTTTGGTACCATTGTGCCTGATTACGCTTTGGATATTCGGTTTGATAACACTATCGCTCTCGGTGAGGGACAAGATATGCAGTTGACCGTAGCGAGTGATAACGTGTATCTAAAAAACATAACGCAGGACAAGGATATTTATCTGCAAACTAAGAAAGGGGCTGTTACAGAGACAAACTTTTTTATCGACGGAAGCGAGGGAAACGTAGGAATCGGCACGACAAGCCCATTGGGGAAATTGAGTGTAAATGGTTCAACGAATGACGGTTCGACAAAAGTCGTTTGGTGGAAAGACAGTGATGACGTTACTCTTGGTTGGGTGGATACGGACGGTCATATGCAACTGCAAGGAAACTTTGAGCCGTTGGCTAGGTTATATGGTGCACAAGGTGGAAACGTGGCTTCGGCTAACGATATTACTCTTGGGCTTGGTAATGCTTTCAAAATAACGGGCACGACAGAAGTTCAGAGAATACTTACAACAGGTTGGAAAGCCGGCTCAACTGTCGTTTTGAGCTTCGACGATTCTCTTACGGTTAAAAACGGAGTGGCGGCGGGGTCGGGTTATGCAGGATTTGCGTTAGCTGGCGCAGGTGATTTCTCGGCAACAGCAAGTGATACTCTGACATTGGTATACATAAACGGCTGGTGGACTGAACTATCTCGAAGCGTTAATTAACGATAAATAAAGCATAAAAATATGCAATCATTGACAGCAAAAAGCAAAATCAAAAGAAGCGTAAAAAAAGACGAAGACGGCATTTATCAGGTGGTTGAAAACTGGACGCCGATTACCAAGGAACAACTGGAAGCGCAGAAGCAGTCGCTTCAAAACAGCGCATCTGAAAAAGTCGCAGAAATCACGGAGATGATTGAAGTTTACGACAACCTTGAAAAAGAGTAAAAATGGAAAAATTGCAAGAGAAAATCACAGACATAGACAAGCGCGTGTCGCTCACGGAGCAGACGGTCATTATGATAAAGGAAACCTTGGAGAAGTATTTTCAGAGGCAGGAGAACGTTCAGAAAGACAATCTGGAGCGGTATGAAAAAAGAGAGCGCGAATGGAACGAGTTGTTTACCGATGTGCGGAGAATGTTCAACAACGCGGCAGAAATCAGAGGGTGTTGAGAAAAGCCTTGAAAAAATAAGCGTAAACATGGAAACGTTTAAAAAAGAAGTGCGCGGAGACATAAGAAGTTTACTATGGAAAGTCGCAATAATGATGGGAGGGATCACAACGATAGCGTTTCTGCTGGGGCTGTTCGGGGATTCCTTGGTGGGTTTACAATAGAAAAAGAGTTAGACGCTGTAAATGGGCTCTGTCAGATGATAGTCGAGGGCACAGATTTTTTACAAGGTTCGTATGAGTTTTCAAGACCTGAGCGAATACACACAGAAGTCGCCGGACGAGATTGCTTACGAACGGAAAGTAAATAAACGCGAGAGGGACGATAAAATCATCATGATTGTATCGACGATAATCACGGGCGGTGTTATGATGATACTGCTCTACGTTATCGCTAAAATACTGAACAATTTTTTATGAAGCCGACGCATATCATCATACATCACACCGCAACCGACAGGGACAAGACCACGCTTTCGTCGGTGGATATGGCGCATAAAAAAAGAGGTTTCCCGAAAGGCAGTCGCGGTTACTACGTCGGGTATCACTTCTTGTTCTTGCACGACGGATTCGTGCAGACGAGAGATGAGAACGAAGTCGGGGCGCACGCTTTGGGCGGTTGGAATATGCGCTCAATCGGAATGTGCTTTACTGGCAACTTCGATTTGACGACGGAATTGACATACTCGCAGACGGAAAACTTTAAAAAGATAGCGCAGATTGTCATGGAAGCGAATAATATCCCGATTGAAAACGTGGTATTGCACAGGGACGTATGGGCTACCGCTTGCCCTGGTAAAAACATTGACCTACAATTCATACATAATTTACTAAAAAAAAATCCCATGTATCAATTTCAAGAAAACGCGCTGTATCAAGCGGTAGGAAGCGGCGCATCAGGGAAATTCGGTATATACGTTGGGGGCAGACTGCTTGTGGACGACACGGACAAGGTGCTTGCAACGTTTATAATGCGGAATAACGGCAACACGGGCGGCAAAGCGCAAGCGGTTACGCAAGAAGTGTTTGATAGTGCGGAACATTATAATTTAAAAGGCGAAAAACTATAAAAATATGAAATATCTATCATCTGTCTTAAAGTTTCTTTCAGGTAAAAAGTCGACAACGGCGTCGGTCATCGTTACCGTCTGCGGCTACCTTGCGGCAAGGGGCGTTCTTGGTGAAAACGAAATGCTATTGGTCGGCGGATTGGTAACAATCATTTTCGGCGGTGCGAGTTATGCAACTGGTAAAATTGTTTATAACAAATAATAAGCGAATATATGAAACTTACGTTAGAGCAAATAGTTTTATTGGAGAGTTTAATCTTCAACCTGAATAAAAAACTTGTTAGTGAAGTAAAGGATTGGCGCAAGGTGAATGGTTTTTTTCAACACGCAGACAAACACACTTACAAAGACACGGAAGAACTGGATAAAATGAAAGAGGAACACGTGGATTTGGTGAATGAGTTTAATATTGCAGAGGACAAAACAAAGAAAATGCAGTTAAACGCTCAAATAAAGGCGTTAAGGGAAGATATGCAGGAACTGCTTAAAAAAGAGTATAACCTTAAACCTGACAAAGAGCATTTGCACGCGATCCGCATAATGGTTGACAAGTTTGAAAACTTGGGCGAGATTGACCGAAAAGTCATAGCGAAATTACTGGACTGCTTGGAAGAAAAAAAAGAAGAAGTTAAAGAGGAAGTTAAAGCATAAATAAAATGGCGATCAACGCAACACCAAAATCAGCGGAAGCGAACAGTTATATCAGCATAGCGGAAGCGGACGCATACATGGCGGAAACGTTGCACGGCGCGGACTGGGCGGCGGCTTCTTCTGCGAATAAAGAAAAGGCGTTGCTGTTTGCCACGCGAGTTATAGACAGTTTTAGTTTTCACGGCTTCAAGTTCAGAGGCAAGCAGAAATTGAAACTGCCGACAGTGGGCTATACACGTCAGGCAACGGGAAGAATTGAACAGGTCATCAGTCAAACAAAGTTTATCGTTTCCAACCTGAACGACAGAAACAATTACAGCGATACTTATTGGCTTTATGGCGGGTTTGAAATGACGTCGGGCGAAGCGCAATACAGGGATAAACTGGTTACAGGTTACAATATCGAAACCGTCGAGATTACCATTGAAAGCGCGTTTTTAGTAGGGACCGTTGCGGTTGGCGACCAGTTTACCATTACGCAAGAAATACCCGAACCGGTGAAACAGGCAACTGTTGAACTGGGGCTGGTTTTGGTGCAAAGCAAGGACCCGCTTAATTTTGATCCGCGCGTAACGCAGTATAGCGTTGGCGATGTTTCAGAAACATTCGGCATAACCAAAGACGGGCAGTATGTTTTGCCGCCGCGCGTGATGACGCTTCTTGCGCCTTACGTAAAAACGACCGAGCATGGCATTGGCTGATTACTTAAACCAAACCATAACCATAACGCCGCTTACGTCATACAACGAATACGGTGATTCAACCTATGGCGTGCCAGTTACAGTCAAAGCAAGGTTTGAAGATGAACGGGAAATTGTTGAAATGGATAACGGCGAGCAGGTGGGTTCTTCCGGCAGGTTCTGGGTGTTGCCGACTGTTGCCGTGGCGAAAGATCACAAGGTGAGTTATAACGGCGTTGATTACAGGGTGATTAAGGTCTATCACGGCTACCGGCGTACCGGCGATTGGCACAAAAAGGTTTATGTACAAAAATGGAAATTGTAAAAAACACAATACCGGACAGGATACAACTTGCTCAAAAACTGATAGACGATCAGATTCAGAAAGCGTTGATTCAAGGCGCGGAAGAAGTTTTGCGCCGATCAAGCAGAGAAGTACCCCTTGATACTGGAAACCTTAAAGATTCAGGCGCGATATCTGTACCGATAAACAGTAAGGGTAAGGCGGTGGAAATCAGCTACAATACACCCTATGCGGTTGAGGTGCATGAAACGCAGAAGAATTACAAGCGAGGTAGAAAAATGAAATACTTGCATGATCCGTTAAGGGAGTTCGTGCCTAGATTTATACCGTTTCTGCGAAACAAGATAAATAAAATACTGCAATAATGGCAAGTATTGAGAAAGACATAGCCGATTATTTGGAAGACAACGCGCTTGGTACGGTGGGTACGGACATTTTTGTGTCGCAATATACGGTGAACGCGCCGGACGAGGCAGTCATGATTAAGCAGGTGGGCGGAGCAGGACAGCATTTGTACGTTGCCTTGCAGACGGTTGATATCGCGTTTGTTGCGCGTTCGAAGACATTTAACGGTGCGGTAAATAAATTGACCGCTATCCAGTCATTGTTTGACAATAAGACAAGGTTCAGTTTGGGCGTGAACAGGAAGTTTATTATGTACTTTTACACGGCAGAGGCGCGGGTCGATATGGGGCGCGATGTTAATGGTATTGTTGAACAAGTACAGAACTATGTGGTAAGATATAGGGAGTACGACAGTTACGACACAATTTAATCAAAACGTCAGGGCTCTCGATAGTTTATCTTATCGGCGGTGTGTTTTTAAGCAGGCGCAAGCCGGCTCTGACGTACACACTGCCTATCAGGTAAATTATTACCTGATTTATTTTTAAATGAAAAGCCATGTCGCTTACTAATTTAGACATCGGAGCGTGCAGTTTAACGCTTGACGGTGTGGATTTGGGTCATACTGTTGGTGGTGTGGAGGTTACGTTGAGCAGAGAGACCGCAGAATTACTTGCGGATCAATACGCGGGTCCGGTCAACTATGCCTCAACCAAGCAAGAAATCACGGTTACCGTGAACTTGGGAGAAGTGGATTTAGCGAAACTGAAGAAGGTTTTCCCATTGAATGAAGCGGGAGCAACCGCTACCGCGATCCCTTTTGGCACGGAGGCGGGTATTCTGTACCGCCAGTATGCAGGAAAACTTGTTTTGCATCCTTACAATCGAAATGCAAGCGATAAAACTGCGGATTTGGTTGTAGTAAACGCGGTGGCGCAAGCCGACTTGTCGTATTCCTACAGCAAGGAAGACCAAAAAGTGTATGCTGTGGAATTTAAAGGACTGATCGACAACGCCGGAGTGCTTGCCTACATGGGTACATCACCGACTGTCTAAAAAATTAACAAAATCGTCATGAGCAATGAGCCAAAACTTCAACTAGACCAGTATCTTGTTGAGAAAAAAGCTAAAAGGTTTATCACAATAGCGGAAGTGGATTACCCTGTGTATGAAATGGGTGATTTTAGCTTGCAAGACGCGGAAAAGATTGCGGTGTTGCAGAAAAGAATTAAAGAATCCGAAAACAAAGAGTCCGAGATCAATGTCGACAATTTCATTGACTTGATTCTTTTGTTCGCACCGGATATTCCAAAAGAAAAACTGT